CTTCCCAACCATAGACATCTACAAATAAAGCAGCTGTCTGACTAAATGCATACATTACTTTTACTTTCTTTTTTACTTCCATTACTTTAGGATTTTAATTTCTACTTTTGGGTTTTTGTTGTCATATTCATAAGGTACAAATACCGGGATTAACTCATCAGCATTATCATCATCTATCCAGTCAAACTTTACCATTGCATCTTGTACAGCTTGTGCTATGTTAATCATATCAAACTTGTGTCTGCTCTTTCTATAGAACTTAAACTCTATATACAATGGCTTAGGAAGACCTTTAGATTCTTTTCTGAATGCTTTGGCTTGTTCTTTCCAATACTCATCAGTAGCAAGCTTCCACTTTCTTGTTGCAGCGCTAGCTATGCTGTATTTTCCTGTCCAAATTCTACTGTTTTTACTAGAAGGTGTGTTACCGGGTATTGTAAATATTTTCATAACTGGATATCTAATATTGATTTTACTTCAGGATAACTATGATCCATTACTGAATCAGATATATCTTTTGATAACTGCAAATATAAAGGTTCTAGATATGAAAATTGATTAATGTACTTCAATGTAGCTCTATTACCGGCCTCATCATTGTCAAAAAGAATATAGCACTTCTCATAGTTTTTACTTACATCATCCAAGTACTCTTTCTTGATCATAGTATTCTCAGAGTCTGGTGCCAGAAAATCTATTTCCGGATACATCTTCTTTAAACACATACCATCTTTAAGAGAGGATACAATAACAAGCTTAGAACTATTAGATAACTGTTCACTACCCTGTACATAATCTTTTACTTTTAAGAATTTCTTCTTCTGAACTTTAGGCTGATAGATTTTAACTAGTGTACCATCTTTCTTGAAGTAACCGTATATATTAGAGCCCTCAATATTTAAGACTTTATATATACCATCCTCTTCTTTAAACATAGTATAAGTACTAAGAGGCTTTACGTTATAGTGTTCTAGCAATCTAGATCCTATACCATACTTACTCCAATAACTTTTATCTAGTGTATTCCATTGTCTAAGTTCATATCTATCAATCTTGTATTTATTATACTGTTTAAATACTTGTATATCATATCCCCCGTTATTGTGCAATACAAACTCATTGTAATCTCTTACAATCTTATGCATTGTATTTAACCGGGTATCTATACCAAGCATCTTCTGTACTAAATCAACACAATCACCGCCATTATCTGTGGAGAAATCTTTGTACTGATATCTATCCTTCTCTGGTTTAAAGTAGATACACATACTGGGAGTTCTTTCACTAGGGTTAAAGACAGATTTAATCTTAATATCTTGACCAGTTAACTTCTGATCTAATCTACAATAATGTTCAAATACCCATGCTATAGGCACTGACTTTATATCCGGAATTAGGATCTTCGTACTAATCATAACTGCAATAATAAAAAAGGGGGACCATATAATCCCCCTTTTATATAATAAACTTTAAAACTTAAAAGTCAAATCCTGTAGATGTATCAGTATCACTCTTAAATGGATTAGTATCACCAAATGATTCTACTACTTCCACTTTAGCTTTCTTGATATGCAATTCAGGATTGTAAGCAATTAACTTACTTGGGCTTGCAGCTGCTGATTCCATAGCATATGCGTCTTTGCTAGACTTTGGCAAGAACAAATCATAGTTGATATAACCATTCTTCTCATACTCTTTACCATTAACACACATCTTAAAGAGACTGCCATCAGAGATAACATTGTTAGCTCCTTTTACAAAATCTTCAATTGTTGCAAATTTACCATCAGCTTCTTCAAACCATTCAAGTTTATTGCTTGCAATACACAATTGCTGAATAGCACGGAGAATACTCAAGTCACGGCTAATCTTGATACCGGTCTTAGTTTCACCATCAGAGAAAGGATAAAAGCCAAACTTAACTTTACCAATCTGACCTTTGTAACGGGGACCAGATGGCTTGTCTTTATCTACTAAGAATCCTTCAAATTCAGAACCCATATCAGGTCCTTCTACATTCAAAATCAGGTGGTAAGCACCTGCTTTGTAACTTACACTCTCTAATGCAATAGAGTTAATTTTCACGGTGTGTTCACCGGGGCTCAGGGTTTTCTTTGGCGAGCTACTTGTAGCTTGCACGTCTTTAGTGCTAATCATGGTTATTAATTTTCGTAGTTAATTATTGCTTGTTTTACAAATTCTAAATCATTGGGAACTTCAAAAGACTCAAACATTCCGGCTGGAGACTTACATGTATTCTCACCATTGTTCTGGGTCTCAAATACATAGCGCATACCATTATCTTTATCTTTCTTTACTTTACCAAATAAAACTATAGAGAATAGTCCCTCCAAAGTTAAACTGTTATCTACTAATTTACCAATAGTCTTGGCCTTAAATTTTCTTCTGCCTTCTAAGTCTTGAGACTCTTCTGCATGGGTTAAGAAAAATACATATAAGTCATCACGTAGTGTAGTTGGAAGCTTTGCAATTGTTGCAATGCTCTTAGCAATACTAGTGAACTTATCAAAACCTTTCTCTTCTGCTCTATCAAAATACTCAAATGCTGACATGTACTGAAAATCATCTATGATGATATTCTTAATCTCAGGTCTCTTCTCACTTACATACTTAAGACAGGCTTCAATTTCTTTAGCACCGGCTCTAGTGTACATGTTACCAGACTGATCTTCTCTACTCCAAATCTTGTACTTAGTCTTCCATCCTTTAAATGGAAGTGGTTTGTTTGCTACATTAATAATAAATGTTTCTTTTGGGTCCAGGTTAGCAATACTTGTGCTTTTACCTGCACCGCTCTCTGCGATAATAAGGATACTTTGGCTCATATTATTTTGATTTTATAATTTCATTTAACCACTGCTTGTTACTAACAGGCTTCTTAAGCATGATAGCAGCAAGATCTCTAATTGTAAGCATATTAAAGGGCTCATCTGTTGGACCTAAGTCTAGAGTTGGCAATTTAATTTCTTTCTGAGTTTGTGCAACAGGCTGCTGCACAACTCTAAGTTCTGATACAGGAATCATGTATCTCTCTTGAATACTTTCTGTAGCTTCAATTACATCATACTCTGTTCTCCAGTGTGGATTAAATACCCACTTGTACAATGTTCTCTTCTGATCTTCAGGAATGTACTCACTGCTAACAAATTCAGTGTAAATGTTCTTAGGTACATCATAATACTCTGCTCTCTCTATCTCAGAGGCAAAGAATGTAATGTGCTTCTCATCTTTCATAGCCGGTTTATAGGCCATTTTTGGAATAAACAAAGGTTCAGATACACTTTCATGCATGAATTTTTCCATTTGGAACTCATACAAGTCTTGTATCCTTTTCTTTCTTTCTTCCGTTGTAAGTTTCTGTGTTGATTTTGTGCTTATCATACGGTTTTTATTCTTCTTTCTTGTGTTGCGGGTGTCTCCATTTCTGTGACACTCATTTTCTCAAACTGGGCCTTAAAGAAAGACATCCGGTTATCACCATTTCTTGCTTTAAGAAAGTGCATAACAAGAGTCTTATCATCTTCAATGATATATCTATCAGGTCCGTAATACTTAATCTTTTGTTTAGCGGGTCTATTAAGACCTACCACTAAGTCTGCGTGCTGTAGTAGAGCATCACCACCAAAGATATCAGAGTCAAGTATGTAGTTACCATACTTACCATCTTCATTTCTCTCAGGAGATTCTACACTTCTGTTTAACTGACTTAGTACTATCATTGTAATTGGGTATACACGTTTTATCTCAGTAAGCATCTCACCAAATTCATATAACATCTCGTATTTGTCTTTATGATATGGGGCTTTCTTTAATAGAATACTGTGGTCCAGTGTAACAATAGTCTTAGTCTGATACTCATTAATGTACTTGTCTACTATATTGCGCATCTCATTTACAGTGCAAGGCTGCTCAACAGTGTCAATTGGGTAATGTACTTTCTGTTTAGCTAACTCATAGCATTGTAATAGTTCTTCATTGCTTAATTTATTTCCTTCAGCACTACATAGATACTTATATGTTTTACCTAAGCTTGCGCTAAAATCCCTTAAGCAAGAAGTTTGCATAATCATCTCAAAGCTGAACTCTAATACTCTAAATTGAGTATCAGGATTAAGAGCAAAGG